AAAAAAACAAAGAAAAGATTTCTGAGTTACAAACTAAATTAGATGAATGTATTAAAAAACAAGATTTTGAAAAAGCGATAGAATATCGAGATAAAATAAACGGCCTCAAATAACAAAATCCACCTTCGGGTGGATTTTTTTTTGCGTTATATTTATCACTATGGAAGGATGGAAAAAATTTGCAGAGTCTTTGGAACTAACAAAAGAGTTAGAAGAAGCTTATTATAAAATAAGAGAAGTATTTCAAAAAGAAGGATGGACACAAAAGGATATAGAAAAACCACCGTATTATCCTGAAGAATTAATGTTTTATCACTCAAGAATCCAACCATTGATTCGGGAAATAGACAAAACAATTAGAGATTATGGTTTTAATGTTGACGGAGACGAAGTTGGATATTATATTATGGATAAACTTCGTCATATTGATGACATAACTCCATTAAGAAAACCAAATGGCGATAACGAGAACTGATATAGTAGGAACAAAAATTATTTGTGAAATTGAATCTTCAAATTTAGTTAAAACTGAATATGATAGTGAAACAAGTAAATTAATAGCAACATTCAAAAGTGGAATGATGTATGAATATGAGGAGGTTCCTCACAAGATTTATGCACAATTTAGACTCGCAGAATCACAAGGAAAATTCTTTAATACTGAAATTGCAAAACAGTACAAGTACAAAAAAATAGAAGAAACAGAATAACCTGTGTATTTATAGGTATGGAAAGTGATAGTAAAATCATTAATAGTTTATATCTTCAAGACGAATTAAATCCCGACATTTGGCATCTACCGAATGAAAAACATATGGGAGACCCTGATGGTCAAAAACAAAAACTAAAACCTGAAGTTAGAAAGAGATTATTAAAAGTATCCGAAATATTTTTGGACTACATTGATATTGACATATTTGTTCATGATATAATTTTAATCGGTTCTTTAACAGGATACAACTGGTCCGAATTCTCAGATTTTGATGTTCACATAATTTATGATTTTAACGATGCTGGAAAAAACGCGGAACTTTACAAAGAATTATTCCACTTAAAAAAGACTGTATTTAATGCAAAACACGACATTACAATAAAAGGATATGAGGTTGAAATGTTTGTGCAGGATTTGAATGAAGAGGAAAGAAGTACCGGGTCTTATTCTGTGTTATACGATAAATGGATACGTTACCCAGAAAAAGAAGATTTCAAAATAGATAAAAAAATTATTAAAGAAAAGGCGCATCAATGGATGAAAATTATTGATGGTGTTTTAGAAAATGCTGAAGATGAGGATTTGAATGATGCTTTGAAATTACTTACAAAGTATAAAGACAAATTAAGGAAGTATAGAACCTGCGGTTTGAAAAAAGAAGGTGAATTTTCCTATGAAAATTTAGTATTCAAATTCCTAAGAAGAAATGGGTATATATCTAAATTAGAAGATTTCAAAAATAAAATTACTGACAAAAAATTATCGTTAGAACAAGAAAATGGTAAATAATTGAAAATTATCAATTAACGATATATTTATATAGAAAAAAATTATGCCAACAACAGCGTGTACTTCTTATTATACCACAACAATAGTGGGGTTTTTACCTGGTTCAGGTGCATCTGCAGGTAATGTAGTTACATTCACTGCACCTAAACCTGTATATGGTGATTATAGTGGCACTACTAATTTACAGTGTAATGCTGTTGCGTTAGGCGGATTTAACGGATTAAACAATTAAAAAAATATACTAATATGGCTGATTTAAGACCAATCGGAAGTGAGAAATTACAAGGAGTTGATAAGTTGAGAAGAATTATGGAAATCGCAACTTACAATGAAACACCTAAAAGTGAAACAAATAATTTGTCTACAACAAATTATACAATTCAATTAACGGACGGTAATTTTTACGGTATCGTTAAAGAAAGACAAGGTTATATTATTAAAAAAGGGTTGAACGAATCTGAGTTAGATTATGCAGACCCTATGAAAAATAGAAAATATTATCGTTCATATTCTGAAGCAATGAAAAAATTAAATTTAATTGTTGCCGAAACTAACAGAATTACTGGTAATGATTTTGAAATTCCACTTATTGGTGAACAACCTGAGGTAAAAAAAAAATTCGTACTGAAAACAGCTAAAAAAGCTGAACCCGCACCTGATATGGCGGCACCTGCTCCTGAGGTACCTGCACCTGATATGTCATCACCAGCACCTGATATGGGAGCTCCGGCACCTGAAATGGGTGGTGATACTGATATGGGTATGGCACCTGAAATGGGTGGCGATACTGATATGGGTATGGCACCTGAAATGGGTGGTGAGGAAACACCAGAAATGCCAATGGCACCTGGAGACGCACCTATGTTAGATACTGAAGTCGATGTAGAAGACGAAGAGGAAGGTGGTCCGAGTACACTTAAACTTATTCAAAAATTGACAGGTAAATTAAGTCAGAAATTACGCACATTTGATAAAGACAAAGGTTTAGATTCGCAAGATATTAAATATGTAATGAATTCTATTATATCTGCAATAAACCTTTCAAAATTAGACGATGATGACAGAGAAGATATCGTTGATAAATTAGAAGGTTTTGACGGGTATGGTGAAGACGAGGGTGAATTAGATTTACAGGGTGATGAAGAATTGAATTTTGGATTGGACGCCGAAACTGCACCAGAAGGAACAGAAGAAGTTGATTTCGAAGAAACTGAAATGATGCCAGAACCTGAAACTAAAGAAGGATACCAAACAGTTATGGACTCAATATTTGGAGAGTCTAAAATTGAAAAGGTACTTTCTAACTATTTTCAAATTAAAGACGAAGAAAAACCAATTATTGAAAATAAAAATAAAATGGATTATTTGAAAAATAAGATTGTTAAAATAACCCAAAAAGAAGAAGTTAGTCGATTATCTGTATCAGAAAGTCAAACTAAAAAAAGTTTAGTTTTATTAGAGGAGTATTCTGATTCTAAACTTTTAGGTAAAACTAACAAAAATAATTTGGTTTTTAGAATCAATGGTAGAGAAGTTAAAGTTACACCAAACGGACAAACTCTATGAATTTAGTTTTTATAAATGAATTAGGTCCAAACTTTAGAGGAGATAATATTTACGAATTTATTTTTTCAGATTTGGATGATGTTTATGGTGAAGATTGGGATAGTGAAACTGCAAATGGAAAACCAACACCACCACATGTTGAATTTATAAAAAAAGTTGGTATTCTTAAAAACTCTGAAGTAGAGTTAGATTTGATTCAAAACTCAGATTTTTTTGGAATGTATGATGCAATTGACGGTGTAATTGCTTTAGGTTGGGAAAAACCTGAGAATTACGAAGGAAAAAGATTAGTTTTTCAATATGGAGAAAGTATTGAAATTGTAGAAAATAAATTATACGAGAAAGATATCGTATTAAAATGGGAAAAAAATTTAGTTAGTGATGAAACATATGAATAACAAAATGGTCAAACTTCTTCATGAAGGGTTTTCAATTGATACTTTAGAAAAATTGAACTCTAAACAGTTAGATACTCTTTATAATAAAATTTTTGAGGATGACAAAGCTGTTATAAATGTTAAAAAAGGTTCACCAGAGGAAGCACAAGCAAAATCAGCAGGAAAGGCTTTTGTTACATACGAAGAAGAATTAGAAGAAGGAGATGAAGTTGACGTTACTAACGTAGATAAAGGTCAAATTGACCAAGACCCGGTACAAAAACAAGGTCCTGATGGTATGCCAACAGAATCAAATTTACAAGAAAAGGCAGTTTCAAAACAACAACAAAAAATTATGGGGTTGGCTCTATCAGTTAAAAGAGGAGATACTCCTAAATCAAAAGTTTCTAAACAAGTTCAAAAAATGGCAAAAGAAATGACAAAAAAAGAACTTGAGGATTTTGCTTCAACAAAACATAAAGGTTTACCTAAAACAGTTGATGAAAAAGAGGAAGTAGAAAAATTAGAGGAAAGTATCCTAAGAATAATTGAAAATCATTTACCTCCTCACACTACAAAAGGCGAATTACTAAATTATATTAGAAGAAACAAATAATGAATGTCTCTTTCAAAAGAACAAATACTATTAGAATATGCTAAATGTGCTCATGATACACCATATGCACTGAGAACATATTTACAAACCTACGATAATACACAATCCAAATACGTACCGTTAGAATTATTTAATGACCAAGTAACTTTAGTTAAAGATTATGATACTTGTGAAGAAAATATTGCACTTAAGTATCGTCAGGCTGGTGTATCGACCGTAACTTCTGCTTGGGCATCAAAACGATTAGTTTTTGCTAAAAAATCAAAACCAGAAAAAATCCTAATTATCGCAAACAAACTTGATACTGCCGTTGAGATGGCAAATAAAGTTCGCGCGTTTGTAGAGCAATGGCCTAATTGGTTAGGTGTAGGGTTTTCTCCTGAAAAAAACGCAGCAAGACACTTTAAGTTAACTAATGGTTGTGAAGTAAAGGCGGTTGCAACATCAAAAGATGCCCTTCGTGGTTATACACCTACTATTCTTATTTTTGATGAAGCGGCATATATTGACGCCGATGAAGATTTCTGGTCCGCGTGTATGGCGTCCCTTTCAACGGGAGGTAAAGTAATCGTAATTTCAACACCAAACGGATTCGACCCAATTTATTATTCAATTTACAGTCAGGCCATTAAAGGTATGAATGACTTTAGAATTACAGAAATGTATTGGTTTCGTGACCCTCGTTATTCTAAAGACTTAAAACTTGTTAAGGTTGATGATATAATTCACTACATGTTAAATAGGGGTGATTATAAAGATGACGAACTAATCATAGACTATGCGGATATTAAAGTTACTGATAGAGATTTTGAAGAAATAAAACAAAAAATAGAAAAGGGTTACAAACCTTATTCTTCATGGTTTGAGGCCATGTCAAAAAAATTAAAGTTTGATAAACGTAAAATTTCACAAGAGTTAGAGTGTAACTTTTTAGGTTCGGGGGATAACGTGGTCCCACCTGAAACTATGAAAAAAATCAAAGAAAATTTTATCAAAGAACCAGAAAATAAATTTATGGGTGGTGCACTATGGCAGTGGAAAGAACCAATTGCCGGTCATAAGTACATTATGGGTGTTGACGTTTCTCGTGGAGATAGTGAGGATTTTACCACTTTTACAATAATTGATTTTGATGATAGAGAACAAGTTTTAGAATATATTGGAAAAGTTCCACCTGATATTGTTGCGGAAATTGCATTCAAATGGGCCACTATGTATAATGCTTTCATAGTTACCGATATTACCGGAGGTATGGGTGTTGCCACTTCTCGTAAATTACAAGAACTTGGTTATAAAAATTTATATGTTGATGGTATCAATCCGGCAGATAAATGGAAATGGGACCCAAAACAAAATGATAAAATACCGGGTATAAACTTTAACTCAAAAAGAGTTTTAATAATTCAGGCTTTCGAAGAGGCTTTAAGATTTGGTTTTATAATTAGGTCACAAAGATTATTTAATGAACTTAATACATTTGTTTATGTGAATGGAAGACCTGACCACCAAAAAGGTCAACACGACGATTTAATTATGGCGATGGCAATGGCCATTTATGTTGGTGAATCTTCTTTTTCTAAATTAGAAAAAGCAACAGAGCAAGCAAAGGCAATGATTGAGTCTTGGACTACAGAGAAACGTGAATTCAAAGACTCTTCACAAAATTTTAATCCAGGAATACCTGTTGATATGTATAATCGACACGCTATGGGTAGATATCAAGCGACAAAGAATGATTATGAAAACTATTTATGGTTATTCGGTAAGGGTAAGGTTTAATTTATTACCGATGAACCTATTATTTATATAAAAAAAGACATGGCAGAACAAAAATATACTGTTTGGCAAAGATTGGGAAAAGTATTTGGACCAAACGCGACTTTAGACCAGCAATCCCCTGTATTCAAATTCGACAAAAAAGAATTACTCAAAACAACGGATAAGTCTGAATTCGAAAAAGAAAAACTACAGGCTCAACAAACAATGTACATTGGTAAACAATGGCAAAAAGTTGAAAGTAATTTATATACTCAGGCGGTTTATTATGAACCAACTCGTATGGCTTCTTATTATGATTATGAGTCTATGGAGTATACTCCTGAGATATCCGCAGCATTAGATATCTATGCAGAGGAGTCCACTACACCAGATAAAGACGGACATATGTTACAAATTTATTCTGAGTCAAAAAGAATAAAATCTGTATTAGCTGATTTATTTAACAATAGGTTGGATATCAATACTAACTTACCTATGTGGACAAGAAATACTTGTAAGTTTGGTGATAACTTTGTTTATTTGAAATTAGACCCAGAAAAAGGTATTGTTGGGTGTCAACAATTACCAAACATTCAAATCGAAAGATTAGAAAAAGGTATGAGATTTCAACCTGATAAGTATTCTCAGGAAATGGAGAACGATGCATTAAAATTTACATGGAAAGAAAAAAATATGGAATTCAATGTGTGGGAAATGGCACACTTTAGAATTTTGGGTGATGATAGAAAACTCCCATATGGTACTTCTATGTTAGAAAAAGCAAGACGTATTTGGAAACAACTTTTATTATCTGAAGATGCGATGTTAATTTACCGTGTATCAAGAGCACCTGAAAGAAGGGTATTCAAAGTATTTGTTGGTAACATGGACGACAAAGATGTTGATGCTTACGTACAGAGAGTTGCAAGTAAATTCAAAAGAGACCAAATTTCTGACCCTCAAACTGGTAATGTTGATATGAGATACAATCAATTAGCTGTAGACCAAGATTTCTTTATTCCTGTTCGTGACCCAGCGGCAACAAACCCAATAGAAACTTTACCGGGCGGAACAAACTTGGCGGAAATTGCGGATATTGAATATATCCAAAAGAAACTTGTAACAGCATTAAGAATACCTAAAGCTTATTTAGGTTTTGAAGAAGCTGTGGGTGATGGTAAAAACTTATCATTATTAGATATAAGATTTGCAAGAACAATTAACAGAATTCAAAAATCTATGATTGCCGAACTTAATAAAATTGCAATCATTCATTTATTCTTATTAGGTTTTGAAGATGAGTTAACAAACTTCACATTAGGTTTAACTAACCCTTCTAAACAATCTGATTTATTAGGTATTGAAGTTTGGAAAGAAAAAATTCTACTTTATAAAGATGCTGTTGCTGAAATTGCAAATAGCGTGGCACCTGTATCGGCCTCTTGGGCTAAGAAACATATTTTAGGATTCTCTGACGAAGAAATAAGATTAGACATCCAACAACAAAGAGTAGAAAGAGCTGTGGCCGCTGAATTAGCGAAAACTGCTGAAGTAATAACTAATACAGGATTATTTGATACTATTGATAAACTCTATGGTAAAAAAGATGGGGCTAAACCGGCTGAAGGAGGAGAGGCTCCTGAAGGTGGTGCTCCTGATATGGGAGGAATGCCAGATATGGGTGGTGAACCACCAGCAGCAGAACCACCGGCAGGTGGTCCTGAATTAGCACCTGAAAGATTAGTAAGAGATGATTTGAATCTATTATTAGAGGAAAATTTATTCGGTTCTGATAATTTTATGGATTTAGGTAAGGGAAGGAATTCTATTACTGAAATAGACGATAGATTAAAAGAATTACTAAATAGGTAATATTTATATATAAAAGACCATGAATAACTTCGGAATTATTAAAACTAAATTAGAAAAGGCGAGCACAGAGTTGTTCGGTAAAAAGAATTTTTCAAATTTTATGAAAGATTTCAAAACTAATATTTTGGAAAATAAAGACATTAGTGAAATCTTCTATATCTACGATGACTTATCGTCTAAAAAAGGTTTAAGTAGAGATATAGCCGAAGATTATATAAATGAGTCTATTGAATATTGTCAGATACTAATTGAGTCAAACAAAAAAAGATTATCGGTTATCGATAAATGGGCATCTAAACTTGTGAATGAAACCGAAAACAAATATTCAAACATAGATACTATTGTGTACTCTAAATCAATAAAAAATTTAGAAAGTGTTTTAGAATCTAAAAAACAAATTTTAAATACACTTCTTTCTGAAGAAAAAGTAGAACAAAAAATAAAATCAATTAACTTACCAATTTCTACAATGGTAAAAGTTGCTGAGGAAAATATTAAAAATGAAATTAATAACCTTACTGAATCTGAAAAGAATGAAATTATATCGATAGTCTCTTTATCAAAAGAAGAACTTGAAAAAGAATTCAAAGAGTTACAAGAAGGTGTTATTAATAACTTAAAATCTTCTTTGAATGAGTCAAAAGAAAGTGATATGAAAAGTATGATTGAAAAAACAATCGAAAAAATATCAGATTCAAAAACATCACATTACGACTTATACAAACTTAGAAAATTAAAATCAGGTCTATGAGTTCCAAAAAATACTTTTTTGGGTGGGGTAATATAAAAAAGGGTATTACCGAAATAATTAGAATTTACTCAGACAAACCATCATTTTTTTCAAAAAAAAGAATTGAATCCGGTATTGCATTTATTATAGCACAATGGGGTATGGTTTTTTATCTTCTAAAAAAATATCCTGATTTAAGTATGACTGATATAATAATGTGGGCAACAATAGAGTTTGGAGTTTCAGGTTATATCCTTCACCAAATACAAAAAGAAAAAAAAGTAGAAAACTCTACCGAAGAAAATCAGGATAACTGATTTCTTTTTTTCTGTAAATAAATAGCCTTGTTTACTTCACTTCTTTTCTTAACTGACTTCTTTGTAAATTCTTGTCTATCCCTTAATTGTTCCGTTTGTTTTGTCTTGTACACTTTGAATTTATACTGCTTCAAAGCCTGTTCTAAAGAAGATGCGTTTTTTACTTTAATAATTATCATATTTTTTTTACATTATACTATAAATATACGGAAAAAAGTCATTTTTGACAAATTTCATTTTTAGACTTACATTTATGAAAAAATAAACATGAAAGACATGATTAATGAAAAAAGGAAAAACATCAAAACTAAACATTTTTGATGATGCAAAATGTTACTACGGTACGGTAGACTCAAAAAATTTCAAATCTATATACGTAGTATTACAAACATGGATAGAACCAATTACAGTAGATGAAAATTGGAATAGACTCGTAGGCGAGATAAAAAGACAAATTCAACATACATTATTAGAAGTAGTAGATACTCAAACATTTGAAAGAAAACAAATTGTAGACTTAGATTTAAGAACAAGTGGAATACAAAAAAACAAGAAAAGCTTTATGAATTTAGAAATAACTTTATATGTTCATAATAGTTTATTGGATTTCAAATCACCGATTTTAAGAGATAAAATTAAAAAGATTCTTAATAGTGTCTACTTAGATGACCTTAAAAATAACAAACATTTTACTCTTAGCAAAACAAAAACTGAAGAATTCAAAGAAAGCTAATATTTATCTCTAAAAGAACTTATGAAAATTTTAGGACCTAGCGATACAGGTAAAGGTATATTAGTTGAGTGGGATGCAGGGATTATTAATCCTAACGAACCACGTAATCAAAGTATTATACGTGAATCTTACGGACAATTGGAACATTCTAAACCATTTGAATTTTATGCAACTCTTCAAAAATGGGGAGTTCCAAATAGAAACGGGAGAGTATATCCTGAAAAGATATTAAGAAGAGAATCAGAAAAATACCAAGACGCTATTAAACGTGGTATGTCTATTTCAGAATTAAATCACCCTGAGTCTTCTTTAATTGACCTTGATAGAGTATCTCACCTTATTACAGAGATGTGGTGGGAAGGTAATGTATTGATGGGTAAGATTAAATTATTAACCACGCCAGGTTTCCATGAAAGAGGTATTGTATCATCTAAGGGTGATGTTGCGGCTAACATGATGAGACAAGGTGTTACTATGGGGGTATCTTCTCGTGGTGTTGGTTCATTAGTTAAAAAAGGTGACCAAAACGAAGTTCAAGATGATTTTGAATTAATTTGTTTTGACCTTGTATCTTCACCATCTACACCTGGTGCTTATCTTTACTTGAATAAAGAAGATAGACCAAGATATGAAGAAAAATTATCAGAACACGATAATACTTCAGTAAGTAGTGGTGGCGGATTAGAGAAATCTGTTGACTTAATGAAAAGATTAACCGATTATTTAGGTAGATAAAAATTTACTTATGGACGAAAAATATTTTGTAGCAAAAATCACAACTGATATGGTTGATGATAACACAGGAAAAATTAAAAAAATGAGAGAAGAAAAACTTGTGAGAGGTTTTTCACCTACAGATGTAGAAGCAAAAGTTACTAAAGTTTATGAAACTTATTCGATGGATTGGAGAATCACCGCAATCGTTGAAAGTAAAATTGATGAAGTAATTGAATAATTTTTTTACAATTTTTTAATAAGGGACTTATGGTCCCTTTTTTTATGCTCTTAATTTTTTTGGGGTAAAATATATAATATAATAATTTTTTTCAAAGTATGATATATTTATTTAATAAAATAAACGCAAAAATTATTGCTTAAAAACGAAATGAGTTTAGAAAAAAACGAAAATTTAGTAGAGAAGGCTTTATTACAAATGAAGACAATCGAGGAAGCTATAAGTGAAAATGCAAAAGGAATACTTGCTTCTACTATGAAGGAAGAAATCAGTGAACTAGTAAAAGAGTCATTGTTTGGCTCAAAATCTAAATCATCTTTACACGAACAAGAAGAAGAAGGCGACGAAGAAGAAGTAAGCGCAGACGATGAAATTAACGTTGACGATGTTAACGTTTCAGACGACGGTGTTGAGATGGGTGACGTTGAAGCTCAGGTAGGTCCTGAAGGTGGTGAATTAGATATCACTATGATGGGTGCTGGAGCTGAAACTGATAATGAAGACGAATTACCACCTCTTGATATGACGGGTGCAAAACCTGGCGAAGTATTGAAAGTGTTTAAGGCGATGGGTGATGAAGATGGAATTATCGTTGTTAAAGATGATAATAAAATCCACCTTACTGATAATAACACTGATACTGAATATTTTATCGATTTAGGTGATGATTCAGAAATGTCTATGGAAGAACCTATGGAAAATATGAATGAGAGTGTGATTTATGAATTAGTCTTCGAAGAGGATGAAAAAATGGGTAAACACGAAATGGAAGAAGAGGATTATAACTTAGAGGAAGAATTAGATGAGGAACTTGACGAAACAATTTATGAATTGGAAGTTAGTGAGTCTATGAAACCTGTTGGAATCGGATTCGGAAAAATGAAAAATGGTTTATCTAAATCATCTGTTAACAACAAAGGTTTCGATGAAGATATGGAAAATGGTTTGAAATCAGAGAAAAAAGGAAAAGGTCCTAAATTCAACTACGGTAAAATTAAACATGGTGTTACTGAAAACTACATGGAAGAAGATTACATGGAAGAAGGATGGATGGATGAAGAAATGATTGATGATATGAAAACTGAATCTGACTACATGGAAGGCGACTACATGGAAGGCAACTACATGGAAGGCGACTACATGGAAGGCAACTACATGGAAGGTGACTACATGGAAGGCAACTACATGGAAGGTGACTACATGGAAGGTGACTACATGGAAGGTGATTGTATGGAAGGTGATTGTATGGAAGGTGATGAATTACCAGGTGAAACCACAGAAGCATCAAGAACTATGACTTACATGAGAAGAGCACAAAGAGACCGTGTTGCAGCACCAAGTCAATTAAGAAAAGAATCTGTTGTAAAAGAACTCGATTTATTAAAAGAAAAAAATGAAGAGTACAAAAAAGCTCTCGATTTCTTTAGAAATAAATTGAATGAAGTTGCAGTTTTCAATTCAAACTTGGCATATTCAACTAGATTGTTCACTGAACACTCAACAACAAAACAAGAAAAAATAAACATCCTTAGAAGATTTGATAACGTTGAAACTATCAAAGAATCTAAATCACTTTACAAGGCGATTAAATCTGAACTTGAGGGAAGTAACAACAGTGACGTAGTTACTGAGTCTATCCAAAGACAAGTTGTTAAAACACCTTCAAATGGTTCAGCATCTAATTTGATTGAAAGTAAAACTTACGAAAATCCTCAATTCATGAGAATGAGAGATTTAATGGCAAAAATAAAATAAAATAAATAAACTCAAAAAAAAAAATAAAAAAATGGGAGCATTATTAGAATCAGGTCTTGTTGGTAACATTGGTTTGAAACACCTTAAAGTTATCAAAGAAGATACTATTAACAAATGGGATAAATTAGGATTCCTAGATGGTCTTAAAGGACACATTAAAGAGAACATGGCTCAATTATATGAGAACCAAGCATCTTACCTAATCAACGAAGCGGCTGCAACTGATAGCTCAGGTTCATTTGAAACTGTTGTTTTCCCAATTGTTAGACGTGTATTCTCTAAATTGTTGGCTAACGATTTAGTTTCTGTACAAGCAATGAACTTACCTATCGGTAAATTGTTCTACTTTGTACCTAAAATCCAAGGTTATGACATGGGTCAAGACCCAACTAACGGTGGTAATCACATCCCACCAATCGGTGCTCAAAACGGTCCTGCAAACGTAAACACAGGATATGGTGCAAATGACAAAAACCTTTACGATAGATTTTATGAAGGTAATGAGCCATCTTTAGACCCTCCAGGATTGTTTGACTATTCTAAAGGAGCGTTCAGTGCGGTTACTACTTCAGCTGATACTGTTGTTTGGTCTTCAGGTCAACTTGTAACTTCAGCTTATACAGCTGGTGAGTACAGAAAAGTATTAATCAAAATGACAGGATTTACAGGCGCAGGTGCAGGTAAATTAATCGGTCCTGATGGTCAAGCTATGGATAACGAAGCATTCCTTTCAGGATTAGAAGTTTACGCAGTAGCAGGAGCTCCAAACATTAACGCAGCGTTCTCAGGATTAGGTTCTAGTCCATTATTATTTAGAGTTGTTACTCAAAAATATGGTAGCGGTATCGTACAGTACGGTTCAACTTCAACATCATCTTTCCCTGGTTCTGCAGGTTCTTACGGTGGTAATGACGGAAGTTATGATAACATCTGTAACGCAGCTGGTGAAATCTATTTAGAAGTTGATGCTCAAGTACCATGTGCTATCGGTGCAAACTCTATTGACGGTTACTCAGGTATTACTACAACTGTAACTGGTCCAGCTATCAGTCAGTTCACATGTAAATGGAGAGTTTACAAAGAATTAGAATTCGAAGACAGAATTGGTGAGGTTTCTTTTGACTTACAGTCAGTAACTGTATCTGTAACAGAAAGAAAACTAAGAGCACAATGGTCTCCTGAATTGGCACAAGACGTTTCTGCATTCCACAACATCGATGCTGAAGCTGAATTAACAGCTTTATTATCTGAGCAAGTGGCGGCAGAAATCGACCGTGAAATTTTACGTGACTTACGTAAAGGTGCGGCTTGGACATTACGTTGGGATTACAACGGATGGAAAAGAGGTACTACAGCTAACCCATTAACTCAATACACTCAAAAAGATTGGAATCAAACTTTGATTACAGCAAT